TCAAACTGAAAGCCCAAGCCAATGTGATACCATTGGTGGTTTCGTTAAGAGCATTGGTTGTTGCATCCATCGCGTCAAGAATCAGCTCATCAGTTTTGCGGCCTAGTGCATAAGCACCTGACTGCTGTGCAACAAGCATCTCATCGTGATTGATACGCAGTTGATCCAAATCATCAATCCACTCACCAGCGAAGTAATCTTCAAGAGTGACATTGACGTTTGTATGCTCAAGGTTCATCGGGGCAACATTGCCATGACGAGCCTTGGTAGTAGCAAAACCTTTACCGATTTTTTGGAACGTAGTTTTATTCTTAACGCCATTAGCGGTACGAATAGTGTTCCGAAGCTTTGAACCCATGCGTTGATACGCCATGTGGACGCCGGATTCAAACTCCTCGATAAAGGAGGTATCGATAGTTGGAGTAGCCATCTACCCATCTCCTAATCAAAAGTTAAAGTTACATTGTCCATCCGGTTGTTCCTCAATATTGGCTTCTTCAGTTATCCATTAGGAGAGCTACTCCTGTTAGGGCTGACACCAACACATCGGGCCTTCAGTACGATAAAAGTGCCAGAAACATATGTGCTTGTTAATTCACATTATTTGTTTCTAGCATATTGGTTAAACCCAGCCCTGACCTTTGCAATAAAAGCAGGATCTTTGTCTTTCCAATATCTCGGATCATTTTGCATAGACATAAGGTCTTCTCTACTAACCCTTTCCTGAAACTGCGTTTCAGATGTCATGTTGAATTGAGGCTGACCATTAAGTTCCATCAACTCCTCAAACAACTCCACCATCCCAGCAGAAGCAGGAATCCCAGCAAAAATAGAATAAGCAGTTTCACTTAGATTTTTCTCCGCCCATAGGTCAACACGTTCTAAACGTTTATCAGCATATTCCCCAAGAGCTTCTGACTCTGCATTCCAGTCAGGGCCTTGAGTCATTTGCATTTGCAAAAACTCGCTAACATTCTCATTAAATTCATCTTGAGACATTCCTAATGTATGGGCTTTTTCTCTAAACCAGCCCAACATTGGATCATCTTCATTAACCTCTAGCTTCATTCCATCAAATTCCACATCTGGAACTTCATAATCAGCAGGGCTAATTGGAGCGGATGACTCAGCTTCCTGAGTAATCTCACCTATAATTTGTTCTCTTAGTTCTTCTTTTCTTGAGTAAAACTTTCTTTCAAGTTCACCATAGCTAACAGCCAGTTCTTCTGGTCTTTCAAACTTTTCTGGAAGCCAATCTGGTCTTTCTGGTTGAGTAGTTTGAGGTTGCTCCATCTCTCCAGTTGGAACCTCATTAGTAGCTACTTCTTCTACTTGCGCTTCTTCTGACATTAACAATCCCACTTCCTTAGTGCTTTGTTGATACGGCTATTAGGGTCATTAGCCGTTTTTTTACTTGTAAGCTTCTTTTTCATACCCATCATCCGCTTACAAAAGCTTCTACGCCTTGCCGCCGCTTTAGGACTACGCTTTGCTTCCTTGGCTGAAACAGGGCGTTTTATGTTCTTACCCTGCTTACGAAGTGAACGTCTACCTTTTTCGTTCAAACCGCCTTCAGGGTTTTGGCCCTCTTTTCTAGTCCATGCACCACTCATTGACTTTGCTTTCTTCCTAACTCTGTGCGCTTTTTAATAATAGCCACTATCCAACGGCTACCCTCGGCGTGTGCTAGAGTTTCGATTCCAGTTCCAGCAGAGTGGATATTATTTGTCGTGATAGATTCCAAATACTGTAAGAAACTTTTTCCAACACCCGAACCAAAAAGAGCGTAGGCTTTAGAATTAAGGTCTTTATCAACTTCTTGGGTGTATCCTCTACCATCTGGCGAAACATGAATCTTTTCCTTCACTATAAATCCTTACTGACCACCACCTTGTTGCTGTGCGGCCATGACCTGTTGCAACAATTCAGCATTTTTCTTAACTTGCCCCTGATCTGCAAGAAGCTCTTCCATAATGCCAAACTTCTGAGCGAGATACTGAACAACTCTTTCCTGATTGTAAAGCACAGGAGTTATTTCAGGGCCAAAAGTTCCTGCAACTGTTTGCTGGAATCTAACAAAGTCAGCAACATCTTGCTGATCTTGCGCTCTTAAAAGTGGAGATACAGGAACAATACGAAGCTCACGACCATCAACTCTTGGCAAGTCAACAAGACCTTGGTCTGTGTATATCTTTACAATCCTCTCCACTAAAGGCTGTAAAAATTCTTTTTGCATACGACCAGCAACAGCACCCATATCACGAGCAACATCAGCCAAACGCTCAGAAACCTCTGTAGCAGATAAAGGTGTTCTTGCATTTGGACGAGTGTCTAGCTCATCAATAAACAAAGCTTTGCGAACATTACGGCGCATATCATCAAGAACAAGCTGGGCAACATCAAACCGCCCCGGAGCCGCAAGAGTTTCGATGCTTGAGCCGGGGCTTCTCGGTATAAACGTTCCCGGCTGAATTGTAATGTTGTCTGGATTAAAGACACCGTCATCATCATATACATAAGAGCCAGCTATCGCCATTTCAGCGTTTTCAAGAATAAGCTGGACTGTGAGGTTAAGGGTCTTAATTGCTGGCATTGCTTGCAATACAGGGCCACGACCCCATACTTCAAAACCAGACTTAGACCAACGAGTAGTAATCCAAGGAACGCTTCCACGACCTTTGAGAACTGACTTCTTTAAAATATGCTTATCGGTCTCCGAGATCAAGTAATAGGTATATTCATCCTTAAACTTGTTCTTTTCATCATATATTGTAGCTTCAACAATCTTTGTTTTGCGATCAGGATTGCTTTTTTGCTCACGCAACATTTGATCACTAAAGTCAGCATCTGGATATCTGTGCTTTACATCTGTAATACCCATTTCATTATTCCAACGGAACCATCCTGAGACAGTATCCATATTGCCAGCCAACAAAGCCAAGTTAGTTGGGGGTACGGAGGTAAAGTGCAAGTCACCAGCAAAACGACCTTCTTCAACAAGAAGATTCATTGTGCCTAAACCAAGATCCTGAAAGCCTTCATGCAATTCAGCGTTGAAGTTAGAGTTACGCAACCCCTCATGCAGAAGCTCTGTAATTCTATCAAGCTCCTGAAGAAGTGGTTTATTTATCTGAGCTTTTGGAAACTCAGGGCCGGGAACCAGTTTAAATGCACGACCATTTGGAGGAAAGAAGCCAAGTTGTAGACGACTAGCAAACTTAGGCAAACCAACCACAGCAGTTTCGTCATAGATATTTTCAGTTCTACGAGCCGCTGGGCTTTCTTGAAAAAAACTCTCACGATGAGGAAGAACGTAATCATAAATCTCCTCCCACAAGTCAGTCCAAGAGCTCCATCGACCCTTGGCCTTCTTGTAACGATTCATTACAGATTCGTATTCTTTCTTATCTGTGCTTGCCTGATAAGGCTCTGGCTGACCATCATTAAATCTAGGGTCTTTCATTTGCTACGCCTTATAAACTTGGTTGGGGTCATTTATAGTTTGACTGCCCATAGTCTTAAAACCAGTAAACCCTTCCGCTTCAGCAGACTGAAGAGACTTAGTGCCAAGAAGGTTTGCTTTCTTTTTACGCTCAAAATCTGCGGCACGAGCTTCAGCTTCGTCAGCCGCTTTCTTTGCGGCGGCGGCTTCTTCCTTTTTCAAACGCTCCAACTCTGGGTCAGGCGGCGGCGTGTATGTCTTTGGCTTCATAAATCCCATCGGAGTCTCCTTCAATGCTCTCAAAAATGGGCTTTCCACCCCTTTTAATCAATTCACAATAAAGTTGGTATGGCGTTAATATAAATGGATTATTTATTCCAACAATGTGTTTTACAAAACTTACGCAATACATAAAGCGAGGCGTAAGTATGGGCTTGCCCTCACTGGCTTCAATTTCTATGCACTTGTGGTTTTCAAACAAATCACCAACAAGATAAGCCGCTTCATCACCAGAACACCACTCAAAATTAAATCTTTGACTAGCAAACTCAAATGTTATCCATATTTTAAGCTCTGGGTCGTATCTAACTGCGTAAACATGCTGAAAATCAGGCCTATGCAGAGTAAAAAGCTTCCAAATGCCTATATTCAAGGCTGGTCTAAAGCAAATTATCCATTTCATAATGCTCTAACACCCCTAGAAAGTCTATTTCTGTTCTTCTGACGTTG